CTCACCAATCCACTCCGGTACAGATCTAAATACCGGATCTAACGCGCATTCTTATTGGCAACAAAGGCAGAGATCCACGAGCAAGTGGAGCTTGAGCGTGAGCAGATACGCCAGGGACTCAAGCAACTACACGACAACCAAAAAAAACTAGAAGACAAAGAGTATGCGTCTGCATGTGTGTATGGCGTGGCTTCTATTGAGCAGCTTCTGCCTCTTGTGGTCGGACGTATTCAGGCAACTACTAACCGGATAAAAGAAGGCAAGACAGGTGTCGCTTTCAGGGAGATCCAGCAATACCTCGCGGACATCGAGCCCGAAGCTGCCGCGGCCATTGCCTGCAAGGTCACCTTTGACAAGGTGTTCAGTACCAAATCCAAAGCCAACCAAGTCCAGAACATCACGGACGCAATAGGACAGGCTGTAGAGAACGAGTGCATGATGCGCCACTACGAGCGCAAGGTGCCTGGTCTCCTACACACGTTGAAGGAGAACTACTTCCACCGATCCATCGGCACGCATCAGAAGGTCAAGGTCATCACGACGTTGATGAACCGCTATGACGTGCCGCACTGGGAGTGTTGGGGACGACCTAACCGGATCAAGCTTGGAGGCTGGCTGATCGATTGCATCATTGAATCGAGCGGCTGGTTTACCAAAGAGATCCGACGTGAAGGTCGAAAGACTCACACGTACATCATTCCCAGCACGCACTTCCTATCCATTAAGGAAGAAGTGATGGCAACAGCCGAGCTGTTCAGTCCGTTGGCTTGGCCGATGTTGATCGAACCAAACGACTGGACTAACGAACGACAAGGCGGATACCTGCTGAACGAAGTCATGCGTGGGTATGACATGGTTCGTAGGGGCGATCCCCGCCGTATACAGGGAGAAACACCAATCAACTTTCTGAACAAGATTCAGAAGGTTGCCTACACGTTGAACCCGTTCATTGTTGGTGTCGCCAAGACACTACTTGAACGTGGAATACAAGTAGGTAAGTTCATCCCTATCGTGGAGATACCTCTACCACCAAAGCCTTTTGACATAGCTGAGAACAAAGAAGCTCGGCATGACTACAACCGAAAGGCAGCAGAGGTACACAACACAAACGCACAAGCGTTTCAAAGGTCATGTCGTACAAGGATGACCATGAACGCAGTGAAAGTATTCGAGGATAAAGAGAAATTCTTTATACCTTGGAGCTTTGATTACAGGGGGAGGGCTTACCCGATTCCTGCATTCCTTACACCACAAGATACTGACTTTGGCAAGTCACTTCTTAAGTTTCACGAGCAGTCATTCATGACTCCTGAAGCTGAACAGTGGTTAGCTTTTCAAGTTGCAACTACATACGGTAAGGACAAAGACACTATGTCTGACCGTATCGCATGGACTCTTGAAAACCACAACCTTATTTCACGAATAGCCAATGACCCAATTGCCACTTTGTCTGAGTGGGAAGGAGCAGATGAGCCGTGGACATTTTTGGCAGCTTGCGAGGAATACCATCATTGCGTCATTGAATGCAATCGAACTCACACTTCTTTGCCTGTTGCTGTTGATGCTACCTGCAGCGGACTTCAAATTCTCGCCGGATTGGCGAGGGATAGAAGTACAGCTCAACTGGTCAATGTTCTCCCAGGCGATAAACCCCAGGACGCATACAAGGTAATAGCTGAACAAGCTAAACCACATGTACCTGAGTGTATCCGTCCACACATGGACAGGAAAACTACAAAGAGAACCGTGATGACGGTGCCTTACAACGCAAAGCCTTTCAGCAACAGGGGTTACATCCGTGAAGCGTTGAAAGACAAGGGTGTTGAAGTTGAAAAGGATGACCTGACTGCAACTGTTAAAGCAGTTCGCGAAGCCATGAACGTCATTGTTCCTGGTCCGATGCGGGTCATGAAGTGGATCGAAACAGAGGTGGCCGCGGCCATTGACCGTGGTGCAACTGAACTGGAATGGGTGACACCATCTGGATTTGTTGTGACACAGAAACTGATGAAGAAGAAGGTTCAAGAGATTGAACTACAACTTCTAGGTAGGTGTCACATCAAAGTAGCCACAGAAGACGGAGACAAGGTTGATAAATCACACCACAAAAATGCAACCGCACCGAATCTAATCCATTCACTTGATGCCTCACTTTTACACCTATCTGCATTACGCTTCGACGCTCCGATTTCCCTCATACACGACTCGGTACTTTGTCGTGCTACTGACATGTCTGTGTTATCAGCCATTGTTCGTGAAACATACATGCACCTATTTGCGGAGCATGACTACCTAACTACCTTTGCCCAAATGATTGGGGCAGAGACAGACCCACCGATGATTAACGACTTAGAACCTTCATCGGTAATTGAATCTACATACTTTTTTTGTTAATGGCACGTACCATTTTTAAGACTGAAGAGCCTGTTATTCTTGAAGGATACCAAGCTGTACTGAAACCAAGCAAGTTTGGCTTTAGCCTTTCTGCAATCATTGATCAAGATATTGCAGATCAACTCGATAGTGATCGACCTGATAGCCTCAAGTGGGCTGAGTCGAAACTAAAGAACCCGAAGCGTTCTGTTCTCAAGCCTGAGCCTTGGGAAGAGGTGTCTGAAGGTAAGTACAAAGTGAAGTTCTCTTGGAATGATTCCACTAAACCTGGCATCGTTGATACTGAGGGAACAGCAATCACTGATGAATCAATTCCTTTGTATAGCGGTAGTAAGGTAAAGCTTGCCTTCTACCAAAAGCCGTACGTTCTCAAGGACGGTGTCACATATGGCACAAGCCTGAAGCTTGTTGGCGTACAGATTGTGTCCCTTGCATCTGCTGCCGGTGTTGATGTCGGCGACATGGATGACACGGACGTAGCCGCACTGTTCGGCACAACCAAGGGCTACAAGGCAAGCGAGCCGAATGTCCAGAACGAAGCAGGCGAGCCTGAAGAGGATTTCTGACTGTTCGACGACTTATACGACGTTTACATTACCCCTGATTCACCCCTAAATGATCGATTTCCAAGTATTCAAAAACGAAGACCTTGGTCTTTATGAAGGTCGTCTGACAGTGTCTGTCCCTGAGATCACAGTGACGCGATTCAAAGCTGATCGGAACGACTTCAAATATGAGATGCGTCGAGCTGTCTCAGAGATCGTCGAAGAAATCATTGAGAAGAACATCGACGACTAAATGGCTTTCCGATCCGGTCTCGAAGAGAGGGTTGCTGACCTTCTCGTCGAGCTGGGTGTCAAATATGAATATGAAAGTACAAAGGTTCCCTATGTAATCCAACACACATACACCCCAGACTTCATTCTTCCGAATGGGATCTGGCTTGAGTGTAAGGGTTACTGGGACAGTGCGGATCGTAAGAAGGTCAAGTCAGTGGTTGAACAAAACCCTGACATCGATCTTCGGATGATCTTTCAGGCACCCTATAACACTATTTCTAAAAAATCGAAGACTACCTATGCCAAGTGGTGTGAACGCCACGGCATCAAATGGGCGTCCTTCGCGACTATCCCTATCGAGTGGCTCATATGAGCGACACAGAATTTGTAAGGCACATGCCTTGCTCCCAGTGCGGGTCATCAGATGCGAACAGTTTGTACTCTGATGGCTCCACTTTTTGTTTTAGATGCCATGCCTATTCGCATGGCGACAATGACGTTATTCACACTCATCGCGTGTCAAATGTACGATTACAAGGATCAGCCGGACGGTTGCAATCCAGAGGAATCTCTGAAAAGACAGCCGAATTGTTCAAAACCTACAAAGATGGAAAGGTCCTACGCCACTATTATTACGACAGCTCTGGAACGCTTGTCGGAGCAAAAGTAAGGACAACAGACAAGCAGTTCAAATGTGAAGGAGAGGTCAAGACCCTGTATGGGATGAACCTCTTCAAACATAAGACGACTTCAAAGACAAAGAAGCTTGTCATCGTTGAAGGTGAAATGGATGCCATGAGCGTCTGGGAAGCCCAACCGAATTGGGACGTTGTGTCCATTCCGAATGGTGCACCCGCTGCAAAGAAAGCGATCCAAAATAACTACGAATGGATCAATTACTACGACAAAGTAGTCCTTTTCTTTGATAACGACGAAGCCGGTCAGAAGGCTGCAAATGAAGCTGCTGGCGTCTTGCCGCCTGGCAAGGTTTTCATCGGTTTTCTAGACGATTACAAGGACGCCTCAGAGGCTTTACAGGCTGGTGATAGCGAGGCTGTGCGTGCTGTTTGTAACTACGCACATACTCAATACAAGCCTGACGGCATCATTGATGCCAAAAACTTACTTGACTTAATTACAACACCAACACCACCTTCTGATCATGAGTACCCCTTTCAAGGACTTCAACGAAAGCTTCACGGGATCCGGTACGGAGAGCTTGTCACGATTACTGCAGGATCAGGGGCTGGAAAATCGTCCTTCTGTCGCGACTTATGTGCTCACCTGCTTAACAAAGGAGAACGGGTCGGTTACTTGGCACTTGAAGAGTCAAACCGCCGTACAGCTCTCGGACTTATGTCCGCAGCAGTCGGACGAAGTCTCCACCTTGGAGAGCATGATCGATCTGAGTTAGTAAATGCGTTCGACAAAACTATCGCAACGTGGAATCTCCACCTTTTTGATGGCTTTGGATCGTACGACCCGGACCACATCTACGAACGGATCGAGTACATGGCATCTGGTCTTGAGACCCGTGTTGTTTTCCTTGATCACCTGTCTATCTTGCTCAGCGGTCTTGACGGCGACGAACGCAAGATGATCGACACAACGATGACCAAATTGAGGTCATTAGTTGAACGAACAGGTATATCACTTTTTCTAGTTTCACATTTACGTAGGACAACATCTGATGTCAACCACGAAGAAGGAGCCCGCGTCACATTGGGACAGCTCCGCGGATCTGCTGCTATCGCTCAGCTCAGCGACGGCGTTATTGCGCTGGAACGAGATCAGCAGAGTGGATCTGAACGAAGCTCTACGACTGTGCGAGTCCTTAAAAATCGATATTCAGGCGAAGTTGGCATCGCCACACAACTGACATACGACCTAGACACTTGCAAATTCAATGAAACTGAACCAGAACAAGAGTTTGACCCAGCAACAGATTTCTAAGCCCAATCCTCCCACGCCTGAGATGGTGAAGCGTGCTCAATTTGTAGACAAAACCTATCAGTGGAAATATGCTCGTATTCGATCTGGAGACTGACGGTTTATACGATGATGTTACCCGTATTCACTGTCTGGTTATCTACGACAGCGAGACTGACCAGACTTTGGTCTTCAATGACGAAGGTTCAGAAGAACCAATCAGTCGAGGAGTACAGCTCCTAGAAACAGCAGACATTATTTGCGGTCACAATGTTATCTCTTACGATATACCAGTTTTGCAAAAGGTATATCCTTGGTTTGAACCGACCGCCCTGGTCGTTGACACCTTACTTTTGTCACGGCTATATCACAACAATATCCTAGAGCTAGACAAAAAACATAAGTGGAAACAGATGCCACCACAACTTTATGGGCGTCATTCACTTGAATCTTACGGCTATCGACTAGGTGAATACAAAGGCTCGTTCGGTAAAGACACCGACTGGCAAGAGTGGTCCCAAGAAATGCAGGACTACTGCGTACAAGATGTAAAAGTAACCACCAAACTATGCGATCATTTCCACCCTTACCTGACTGGGTCGCGTTAGAGCACAGGGTTGCACAAATACTTTCACAGCAAGAGTTACATGGATGGAGATTTGATGAGAGAGCTGCATGGAAACTTGCATCGTCTCTCCGAAGCGAACTGGAGGAGACTGAAAGGCTATTACGCCAACGGCATCCTTACGTCGCAGGATCAGAATTTACTCCTAAACGAAATAACAAAACACTCGGGTACGTTGACGGATGTACAAGCACCAGACTGAAGGACCTCAACCCTACATCACGCGACCATATTTCATGGATCCTGCAAACATTTCATGGCTGGACTCCAACACAACTGACACCTACTGGGAAGCCCATCATCGACGAAGTGATTCTCAAGGATATTGGGACTCCGATTGCGATGGATTTCCTGAAGTGTCTCGATATTACGAAGAAATTGGGGATGATCTCGGAAGGCATGAACGCATGGCTGAAGCTATGTACGAGTGCTAGTCGTATTCATCATCATTGTTCAGTTGCTACAAATACGCACAGATGTGCACATCGTAAACCGAATCTTGGGCAGACCCCTAGTGAACATGAATTCAGAAAACTCTTCACAGCCACGCCAGGTCAAATTATGGTTGGTGCTGATCTTGCAGGTATTGAACTCCGCATGCTTGGTCACTATCTTGGCCGGTGGTCTGAGTCTTTTGCCGACACTCTCCTCAACGGCGACATCCATCAACAGAATGCTGACCGGGTTGGAGTTTCTCGGAGGCAAATCAAAACAATTACCTATGCCTTCATCTACGGGGCAGGTGATGCCAAAATCGGGCATTCCTTTGATGCTTCCTTAAATGAGACAAAGGCTAAGCGTAAAGGTAAAGAGATTAGAGAAGCGTTTGTTTCTGCGATTGATGGACTTGCGGAACTTCTGGAGGCAATCAAAACGGCGTCTCAGAAGGGCTTTGTCCGGTCGCTAGATGGACGCAAGATTATGGTTGATAGTCCACACAAAGCTTTGAACTACTTGCTCCAGTCAGGAGCTGGTGTTATCGCGAAGCGTTGGATGGTTATCAACCAAGACACTATTAAACAGACGAGCTTGTGTGCATCACAGCTCGCATTTATACATGACGAATTGCAATTTGAATGCCACCCTGACCACGCACAAGACCTATCAGCATCCCTGGTATACAGCGCTGCAGCGGCTGGCGAATACTACAACTTACGACTCCCAATCGAAGCAGAAGCTAAGCAAGGGAGGGACTGGTCGGAGGTCCACTAATGAAACTATTAGTTGACGCTGACTATATTGTCTACAAATCCTGTGCAGGAGCTGAGACAGACATTGACTGGGGTGACGATGTCATCATGGTCGTCAGTAAGTTTTCTGAGGCAATGAAAAATGTCCAGAAAGACCTGACACGTATTAAACAAGAGTTCATGTGGGACACACCCGAAATGGTGCTGTTTTTCAGTGACTCTAAAAATTTCCGCAAAAAAATTTACCCCGATTACAAAGGTCATCGAAATAGAAAGAAGCCTTGTGGGTATCGCCGGGTTATTTCAGCACTCAGTGACTTGTACGAAGTGATTCGTATGCCTGAGCTTGAAGCCGATGATGCTATGGGTATCTATGCCACTGAGAACCCAGGCAATGTAATCGTCAGTCCTGACAAGGACATGAAACAGATTCCTGGTCGTCTCTACAACATGGATGAGATGTTCACAATCACGGAAGAGGAAGGTGAACAGTGGCACTACATTCAGACACTTGCCGGTGACCAGACAGATGGTTTCAGCGGTGTCCCCGGTATTGGAATCAAACGTGCAGTCGCATTGTTTGAAGAACATGGGTACACATGGGACACAGTTGTTAAAGCATTTGCTGATAAAGATCTGGATGAAGACGTTGCATTGATGAATGCACGACTGGCAAAGATCCTTACCAACAAAGAATATGACGGACAAGTCATACCCTGGTGTCCCGCCGATGCCAGTGACTGAGATGACGGTGGAGCAATCATTCAAGCTCCGTCGTCTAGAAGACCTGCTACCTGAAGCAGATAAATCTGACATCATCACATTGTTCATGGCACTTCAACGCCAGAACTTTGCCTTAGCAAATACCGTTAGTAATTTAGTTTCCAAGTGGCCGAATCACCCAAACACTACACCAGAGGATCAATAGAAGTCTGGGACTTCATACGTGATCAGCAATTAAATTACCACCTTGGTAATGCTATTAAATATATTTGCCGAGCCGGTTTCAAGTCTTCTGAATCGAAAGAGGCTGATCTTAAAAAGGCTATCCACTACCTTGAAAATGAACTCCACCACACAACACTGCAAGAACCAAAGCCTAAGCGATCAAGCAATACAATTCCGCAGCTCCTATGGGATCCAGAACTCATCGGAGAACCGGACCATGCAACTCAGTTTGATTGATGAGGAGTACAAGGAATTTCGTAATGCTTTCTACAATGAACCCTACGAAAATGAACTGAAAGAGCTTGCAGATCTTGTGTACGTTTGTTTTCAGTACGCTGAGAATATGGAATGGGATCTAGAAGAAGCACTTGATCGTGTCCATAAATCAAATATGTCCAAGCTTGGATTGGACGGTACACCTATTCGTCGTAGTGACGGAAAGGTCCTGAAGGGACCGAACTATCAACCACCTATTTTGAACGATCTAGTTAACCCATGACCACTTCATATATTTCTCGCACGGGACGTGTCCAATCTTGGATGGATAACCCAACGTCCAGGCTGCCGGTGTCGTGCACGGTGTTCACTGTTGAAGACTCAATGGAGGGTCCCAATGGAATTGAAGCAAGCTGGAAATTTGCTAGTCATGCTCTACGAAATGGAGCAGGCTGCGCGATCCACCTGTCGAAACTGCGACCCAAAGGAACGGAATCAACAAAAGGCAATGACAAACTCATTGCTAGTGGACCCGTCTCCTTTGCGAAAATATATTCAACGCTAAATGAGATCCTCAGGCGCGGTGGGACCTATCGCAACGGCGCGATTGTTTGTCACCTTGATCTATCCCACCCTGATGCTCGTGACTTTATTCTCACTCCTAGATCCGAACTGCCGTGGGTCAAGCGATGCATCAACATCACCTCCGAATGGTGGGAGGGGTGTTCGTTTAAGGAAGACCTCCTCTACGGAATCAAGTCTGGTGACATCTGGCTAAACAAAGTTAAGTACGACAAAGATGGAAAACGAATTCGAGGAAACGTTTGTCTTGAGGTGTACCTGCCGTCTCGGGGAACCTGCCTTTTACAACATATCAATCTCTCTGCCTGTGAATATGACGACATTCCACGAGCTTTTGCTGAAGGGATGTCCGAACTGTGCCAACTCCATGGTCGAACTGGGGTCGGCGATTCAGGAGAGTATCTGCCAAGCGAGACAGATCGACAAGTCGGACTCGGAATGCTCGGACTTGCAAATCTCCTACGGCGGTACGGCATAACTTACGAACAGTTTGGTGTAGCTCTAGAGAACTACAACAACGGCAAGACAGTACGAACACCAGCGTATGAGTTGGTTGTTTCTATTGCATCTGGTGTTAAGCAGGCTGCTGGCATTGCACGTGTACACAACATGGTCCGTGCCTTTGCAATCGCTCCTACAGCGTCTTGTAGCTACCGCTCAAAGGACCTTGATGGTTACACCGCTACACCAGAAATCGCACCACCTATTAGCCGAACAGTTGACCGCGACAGTGGCACATTCGGTGTACAAACATATGAATATGGCGACGTAGAGATCGCCAGTGAAGTCGGTTGGGAAAACTACAAGCGTGTTGCCGATGGCATCATGACTTTGCTCGACCGCACGGGACTTCTTCATGGGTATAGCTTCAATAGTTGGAGTGATGTTGTCACCTACGACAGCGCCTTTATCGAAGAGTGGTTGGATTCACCTCAAACCTCCCTTTACTATTCCTTGCAAGTGATGGGAGACGTTCAAGATAAATCAAGTGCATATGCTGCCTTGGATGAAGACGACGTTGAAGCTTACTTGGAAGGTCTCCTCGTTCCTGAGGAAGAACTTACCTGTGACTGTCAAGAATGAACCCTTACGAAAAACTACTCAATCGAAAAAGAAAATGGACTCCGGTCCAGACAACTGCCGGTACATGCAAAGAGGGTGCGGAGGAAGCAATCCACCGTGCTCTTGCATTGAGGCATATGGAACTACCTGTGGGAGATTTTATTAGCAATGCCCTCACTACTGAAGTACCAGCGTTGGCACGCGAGGTACTGGTGTCAAACGTCAAAGACGAAGAGAACCACGACATCGCACTTGGTTATATCGCCAATGCTTACGGTGTTGATGAGAAAGCTGAGGCGGAAGCCCTACGGCTTAAAGCCGCTTGGGAGGCACATCCAGATCATACGATTACCAAAGCGTTGGTTGCCGAGCGTGCAATTTTCTTCGTTCTTCTACCATTCTTTAGGTTTAATGGTGACGCTGGTATGAGAACCGTTTCGGCGGATATTAGCCGAGACGAACAAATCCATGTGGCGGTTAACTCACTGGCACATACCGAGCTGGGGTACAACATTAGCCCCTCTCTAGACAAGCTTCGTAAAGCAACGATCAACTGGGTTATGCAACCTCTTGGTGATCATGCTGACAAATATCTGAACAAAAAATTCTGGCTGGATTCCAGTGACAACCTGATGTATCAAGGCAAAGCTCCTGAGCTTGTCGCTACTAAGGCTGCACGGATGCCAGCGTTCTTCGAGCACAGCAATGTCAATCTCCCTCAATACGCTTGAGACCTACGGGATGCAATCTCGTGGTCTTGTAGCTCAGCTAGAAGAAACTTTCCCACCCACAAACCCAAACCCTGAAGATTCAATGGAAAAAATTATGTACCGCTCAGGGCAACGTAGCGTTGTGGAGTGGGTGATTAAGTATATGGAGGAACAAAGTGTCTAGCACTCTTAAGATCGAGGATATTGACCACTCTGATATTGGTGCCTTTCTCCAAACGCAACCGTATATCAGTGGCGCTCTTTACAAAGCTTTGACCGACTTCGGGCATAACGAAAAAGATCTACGGAAAGTCATTAAATCGACTGGCACCCAAATGGATCAGGATGTTCGTAATCAAATCCGCAACTTTCCTAAAGGGGTGTATCACTTATCTACACTCAGTCAATACGATCAAGGAAATCCGACGGGTGGCAAAGGTAATCATCACGGCTTTACGTCTGTTGCAACCGCTCAAAAAATGATGCCCAGTGCATTCGATTCAGATGGATTCCTGAAACCTGGGTACAGCTTCACTCCTGGTGAAGGTAAGTCTGTCGTGGCTACCTCTATGTATCCAGGTAACGCTACAAGCGACAGTGGCATGGTAACTATCTACGGTCCTGGTGGGGGAGTTGCTCCAACCCAGAATGTTGAAGTCCCTGAGGAAGAAGTTGAGTACCCCACTACTGGTCCTGTTGACCCTCCTGGTCCTGTTGATGTAGGTCAAGATCCAATCATTGCAGCCGACGATGAGGACGAAGGTATCGATTATGAGGACTTGTTTAACCAGCTCATGAATCGGCCCTTAAATATCAACATACCTTCTTACTCGCCGCCACCGCCACCGCCAATTCCTAACTCATATGCCGCTGTCCCTGGGCTGCGTGGCTCTACTACTCCTGGTGTTCGCATCAGAGAGTCTAGATCACGTTCACAAGGTTCAAATACTATGGGTACGCAACAACTAAACAGAAACTATGGCCTCAGTATTGGAGGCATTAACGTCTAATGTCAGCTAAAACAAGGTATGACGAACTATGTTCAGAACGTACCCAGTTTTTAGACGAAGCACGACAGGCTTCTGAGTTGACCCTTCCTTACTTGGTAAGAGGTCACGAAGAGTCCTATATAGGGATGAAACAACTTAGGACACCTTGGCAATCAGTAGGAGCTAAGGGTGTTGTGACGCTTGCATCTAAATTGATGCTTGCGTTGCTTCCCCCTCAAACCTCTTTCTTCAAACTACAGCTTGACGATAGTCAGCTTGGTGAAGAATTTGGTCCTGAAATTAGATCCGAATTAGATCTTTCATTTGCCAAGGTTGAACGCACTATCCTTGAATCCATTGCCGCCTCAGACGACAGAGTCGCTGTGCACCAAGCACTGCAGCACCTTGTCGTAGCAGGCAACGCTTTGATCTTCATGGCTAAAGATGGTCTGAAGGTGTTTCCCCTAAACCGCTACGTCGTAGAACGAGATGGTAACGGCAACGTCATAGAAATCGTCACTAAAGAACGAATCGCTAAAAAGCTTTTGGCAGATGAAATGCCTGAGCTTGAAGAGCCTCTTAATGAGGACTCCAATTTTAACCCTAACGATGTAGACATCTACACACACGTCAAGCGTGAGAACAATCGTGTTGTGTGGCACCAAGAGGTGCACGGCAAGGTCCTTCCTAAGTCAATTAGTAAGGCACCACTAGATGCAAACCCTTGGCTTCCACTCCGGTTCAACACAGTTGACGGTGAAGCCTACGGGCGTGGTCGGGTAGGACAATTTATCGGTGATCTCAAGTCACTTGAGGCACTCTCTCAGGCACTTGTAGAGGGCTCTGCAGCCGCTGCAAAAGTCGTGTTTGTTGTGTCACCCTCAAGTACAACTAAGCCAGCCACGCTGGCCTCTGCAGGCAACGGTGCCATTGTGGCTGGACGACCTGATGACATCGGTGTAATTCAAGTAGGTAAGACAGCAGACTTCGGTACTGCTTTCCAGATGACGCAGGTTTACGAACGGCGTTTGTCTGAAGCATTCCTCATCATGAACCCACGTAATGCTGAACGTGTTACGGCTGAAGAGGTTCGTATGACACAACTTGAACTAGAGCAACAGCTTGGAGGTCTCTTCAGTCTGTTGACAGTTGAGTTCCTTGTCCCTTACCTCAACCGCAAGCTTTCGGTTGCACAAAAGAAAGGCGAAGTACCACGCATTCCCAAAGGTATTGTCAAGCCAACAATCGTTGCTGGTGTCAATAGCCTCGGTCGTGGTCAAGATGCTGTCAGCCTTGCACAGTTCTTGCAGACCATTGCTCAGACAATGGGTGCAGAAGCCATTGCTCAATACATCAACCCTACTGAGGTTGTGAAACGTCTTGCTGCTGCACAGGGTATTGATGTACTCAACCTTGTGAAGTCTGTCCAAGAGCTACAACAAGAGCAGCAAGCTGCACAGCAAATGCAACAGCAACAGATGGCTGCTGAACAACAGACGGCGATGATGAAAACGCCGATCATGGATCCTTCTAAGAATCCACAGCTAGCAGAAGGGCTAGCACAACAAGCACAATAATCACCACCTATGACAACACTAACAGTAGACGGGTCTGATACTCCCGTAGAACTGAATGCCGATGAACAAGAGTCTTTGGCAATCGGTGAGGAGATGCAGCAAAGTGAACAGCAACTCCTAGCAGGTAAGTACAAGTCTCCTGAGGATCTGGAGTCCGCTTATCTAGAGCTTCAAAAGAAACTCGGTGAGTCTTCCACTAAAGAAGAGGCCGAGTCTTCTGAAGAAACGAAGGAAGTGTCAGAAACTAATTTCCTTGACACTCTTTGGGATGAGTCTCAGTCTGAATTTACTCCAGAGACACTTAAACAACTTGAGGAGATGAGTCCTCGTGATCTTGCTGAGATGCACCTACAGTATCGTAGCAAGAACAATAATGCTCCACAGGAATTCTCTCAGAAAACCGTCGATCAACTACAAGGTGTTGTTGGAGGTGCTGATAACTATTCCAAAATGATTAAGTGGGCTGATCAGAATCTCGATAGTCGAGAGGTTGAAATGTTTGATGCAGTCATGGATACAGGCAACCCATCTGCAGCCTACTTTGCAATCACTTCTCTTGCACAACGTTATCAAGATGCCATTGGTTTTGATGGCAAGATGCTGACTGGTAAGGCTGCAAGCTCTAGCAAATCGCAAGGATTTAAGAGCCAGGCTGAATTGGTTGCAGCAATGAACGATCCTCGTTATGAGACTGACCCTGCTTATCGACAAGAGCTGATGAAGCAACTTGAAAACTCTGACATTGATTTCTGATGTCTACAGTAATTGAAGACGGCGGTCGTACAAACATCTACGCAAAAGAACCACCCATGGAACTTATGGAAGTAACTGAAACTCACAATGAAAAGGCTGAGAAGCTTAATGGTCGTCTTGCAATGCTTGGCGTCATGGCGGCTCTTGGTGCTTATGCAATCACTGGTCAAATTATTCCCGGAGTCTGGTAATGCCCATGGTCAACGGTAAGAAGTATCCTTATACCAAAGCTGGTATGAAGGCTGCTTCTGCTGCCAAGAAAAAGAAAACCACCAAAAAACCTGCAGGTAAGAAATACTGATGGCACATAAAGGCAAAGGTTCCTGCGGAGGGAAAAAAGGTGGCACGTCGAAAAAACGTTAGCCTTAAAATAGGTAAGCACAAATCACGATCTGGTGGACTGACTAAAGCCGGTCGTGAAAAATACAACAGAGAAACTGGATCTAACCTAAAGGCACCTCAGCCTGGTGGTGGTCCACGTAAGCGTTCATTTTGTGCACGCATGAGTGGTGTCAAGGGACCTATGAAAGATAAGAAAGGTCGCCCTACTCGTAAAGCACTAGCCCTACGTAAATGGAAGTGTTAATTATGGCTGCCAAGCGTGGTTTGTATGCAAACATTCATGCAAAACGAAAAAGGATCGCTGCTGGTAGTGGCGAAAAAATGAGAAAGCCTGGGTCTAAAGGAGCACCCACGG